CCCTCGCTTCGCTCGAAAACAAATCGCGGGGCGCGTCTGCCGGCCGATTGGGCTTTGCCGGCATCGTGGGGCAAGTGGGCAATCGGGGAAGGCCATTCCGAAGCCGGCATCCGGCTTGAAGCCGACAAGTTTCGGGACTTCTGGCACGCCAAGAGCGGCAAGGACGCCACCAAGCTCGACTGGGAGGCAACCTGGCGGAACTGGATGCGAAACGTGGCCAAGCCTCGTGACCGGCCACAGTCCCAAGCCCCGCCACGGGAAACCGAGCATGCCCGCCATCAGCGGGAGTTCCGAGAAGCCATCCAGCAGAAACTGAACGGGAACCCAGGCCATGACGAATTTACCAGCACCGGCCCAGCTTTCGACCTTGAACCGGGAGATTACAACGCTCACTGAGCGATTGGCCCCGGCGCGCACCGAGGCCATCGTCCGAAGCCTCGGCGTCATGCAGAGCGCCGGCATGAGCTTGCCACAGGGCGTCGACGCCCAGAAGTTCGACGTGATCTACGGCTACGCCCTTGACGGGGTACCGAACTGCGGCCTCACGATCGCCACCCAGAAGCTCATCAGGGGCGACTACGCCGGCAACCCGGATATCTTGCTCGGCATGATCCCGAAGCCGCCGATCCTTGCCGCGCTGGCAAAGCAGGAGGCGAGGGGCGTCCGCGAGGATCTGGCCCGCAAGCGCGAGACTGCATCGGCCTTGAAGGGTGTCAAACCGGAGGTCGACCGATCGCCCGAGGTTATGGCCCGAGTGCAAGCCCGCCTCAACCAGTTCCGCCAGGAGCATGTGGAGGCCAAGGCCAAAGAGCGCGGCGTCGTCGTCCACGAGCCCATGTCGTCGGAGAAGGCCGAGTATTGGGCCAAGATCCAGGAGCTGCCAGACTGGTGGCAGGTTGGCGCCGAGCAGGCGGCATTTCGGCGGAAGATCGAAGCCGAGATGGCCGAGGTGCAACCTGAGGAGCAGAGCAATGCTGCTTGAGCTCCCGCAACAGGCAACAATCAGCGAGCCGATCTATCGCGCCGCCGTCCTCGTTCGCCGTCGGAAGCTGCTCGGTAAGCCGAAGGCGCCCAAGGTCTATGTCCCGAAACCGAAGCTTCGCGCGCCGGCCGATGATCACGTCTGGGCCTATCGAGCGGACCGTCTCAGGCAGCAGCCACGCTTGACGCCGACGGAACACGTGAAGCTGCGTTGCCTGGAGCTCCGCATTCCTTTCGCGGTGATGGTCGGCCCGTCACGGGTCCGATCGATCACAGAACACCGCCATTTACTCATGTGGGAGCTTCGCCAGCGGAAGATGTCGCTGCCGGCCATCGCGCGGATCTTCAGCCGCGACCACACCACCGTTCTGACTTCCTGCCGCAAGATTGAAATGGAGAAGGCCCAATGAGCTGGTACGCAATCAAGACCCGACCCGGAACACAGCGCCTGGCAACGCCACGCGTTGGCGAGACCGAGGACCGCAAGGGCGAGTTCATCATCGAGCGGAACCTTAGGAACGCCGATTTCGAGATCTTCTTGCCGAGCACGCAGATCGTCTACAAGCACCACAAGACCAAGAAGACACTGGAAAAGCGCGCCGCCATGCTGGTCGGCTACGCCTTCATCTATATGCCGAGAAGCTTCTATGAGCTTTCGCAAGTTGATGGGGTGTCAGCAGTTCTAGGCATCGCAGGCCGCCCTATGCCCATTGCGGAGAAGATCATCCAGGCTATACGGGAAGCCGAAGACGAGTGCGTCGAACGAATTCAGCGCGCTAAGCGTATGCGAGAGCGGCAAGAGGCCGTCGCCAACGGCAACGCCACGAAGAAGCAGCTTCGCGAGATGTTTCCCACCCAGTCGGCGGTTCGGATTTCTAGCGACCATCATCTCCTCGGAGGCATGGTCGCAAAGGTGCTGGACGCAACGGGTCGAAAGACGCTGAAAACCGTTGTGGAAACCCTTGAAGGGCTCGTTTCCGTTGAAATTCCGGTTGAGTACGTGGAAAAGATTGCGTAGAATCAGTGTCAAGTGATTTGACTTGCCGCCTGTTCCTTTGGGGCTATTCAGTCGTCCAAGAGGTGGTGCCCTTAAGCGGATGTAGATTACACCGCGTGGAGGCTTGTGCCTGAATGGCTTTCATTAAGGGCGATACAGCATACATCCCGTTGCAACGATCGGCAGGGCGCAAGCGCTTGTTTGCGCTCGTCGACAGTGACGATCTTGAGCGCGTCGCGAGCCGGAAATGGTACGCGGTGCCATCGGGCGGACGAACCTTCTACGTTCGGGCGACGTCGCTGGCGACGCTGCCGGCGCACCACGCGAACCTGCATGCGTTCATCCTTCGCGTTCACCCCGGTCAGCGCGTCGACCATGAGAACGGCAACGGCCTCGATTGCCGGAAAGCCAATCTCAGGCCGGCGACCGCCACCGAGAATGCGCAGAACTCGTTCAAGGCCGCCGGCGACTTCACCTCGAAGTTCAAAGGCGTTCGCCTGACAAGCTCAGGTCGATGGGCAGCAAGCATCACCGTCGACGGCGAGCCTATGGTTCTTGGCCTATTCGACGGCGAAGTTGACGCCGCGCTTGCCTACGATGAGGCTGCCACGAAACACTTCGGCGCCTTCGCCAAAACGAACGCGATGATGGGCCTATTCGAAGTTGATGTCGCCCTCAGGGATAAGCTCGGCGCCAACATTCAGGATGTCCGCAAGGTTGGCGAATTCCAGCACTGCGAGAAGGGCGACTCCCGCTCTAACTTCGGCGCTGTGATCGGTCTTGCCCGGCATCAGCGCAAAGCCGGTGTCCTTCTGTACAAGCTCTCAACGGGCCGTCATGTCCCGGCGGCTGACTTCCTCGGTACGCATCCATCATCGGAAGAGATGGAGCGGATGAAAGACGAGTTGAAGGCCAAGGAAAGCCTGAGGAAAGCGGACAGACAAGCCGCCTCGTGAGCGTCGGCGGATAGTCAGGGCGGCCGGAGCCGCCCTTCCCAGTTTCACTTTTTGCCGGACATTGTCTTTCCACCAGTCTGCGCGGCGCCCTTCGCTGAGGGTACGTTCCTGGTTGTTGCGGTAAGGCCTCGCGATTCCCCGTGGGCTAATTCAATCTGGCCGGCGATTTTCACGACGGATTGCTTTACGGGCACCGAAGGCACCGCAGCAATAGCGGAAGTTCCGAAAGCAAGCGACGCCAGGGCGGCGATAACGATCTTCATTGGTAGTCTCCTAGGTTCGAACCTCCCGCCAAGGATGCGGGAGACTTGGCCTAGGCTGATCATCGAGCCGGCGACATACGGCAGGTGTCGTATTTCGACAGCGCGACAGCTTGCGAAGTCGGCGGATGGTTACCAAGAGCTTCAGTTCAGCGGGTTATTGGTGGTGTCGGTGCTGTCTCTGATCCGAAGTCTTTAAACGCCATGATGCTGAGCACGATCGCAATGAGGACGCATAGCATTACGATGAAGATGATGGCGGATCTGGTCATGTCTCATATCAGGCTCAGAATGCGAGAAATTCGTGGCGCAACCCTGGGACGCCGCCTTTCCGGCGCCATTGGTAGTGGCGACCTTTGCCTCCCGCCGGAGAGGTGGATGAATCCGGACTAGATTACTCGGTGCGCGACGCTCGGCCTTTCAACAGCAGAGCTAAGAAGGCAAGACTCAAGACCGCAACAAGGGAAGCCGCCAGGCCACTGACGAGGATCAGGGTGTAAAACTCGAAAGGCTCTTCCTTGGCGGTTGCGATAACCGTTCCACGATGACGGACCTCGCCAGCAATCAGTGCATCGATAACCCCGTAGAGCGCTGCGGGACCAAAAGCCGCCAGACCGATCGTAGCCGCGATTTTCCTAACGCGGGGAAACCGCTCTTGCTTTGGTGAACCTTCAATCTCGCTCATGGCTCGACCCCGTGGATCGGACAGCGATATCATCGGGACGCTAAGGCGCAGTTAAGCAACGCTGGGCAAGCGCGACCACCCAACGACCGCCGTCTATGCGGTAGGGTGGTCGCCTTTACCTACTAGCCTTTCGCCAACCGGCTTGCCTGGCTTCCGCCTCGGAACAAAACCATCGCTCCCCGTACTCCGGACGGATGTTTGTTGCGCTGTAATCTTCCTGACCGGGAACATGGAAGATGGCTTGCCCACTATTGATGCTGATGTTGCCTTTGATGTTGCAGCCTGATGCGGTCGCATAGAGCTGCTTGACAAGAGGCGAGCCGCTCAGGGCATCGGCAAACACCAGCATTGCGAGGACGCCAAAAACAGCGGCCAGCTTCGAAGCGGCTCCGCTCCTCGGCTTCGTTCGTTTCCTAGATCGGTATTGTGCTGGCGGGTGTCGCATAAGGCATCACACCACAGCACGCAGCGTTTGCAACGCCAGACTGTGAAGTCGATAAACCGAGTATCAGTGGAATACCTAGAATTTTCCACATTCGTCGGAGTAGAGCAGCCCGGTAGCTCGCCAGCCTCATAAGCTGGAGGCCGTTTCGAATCCTACCCCTCAGACCCCCAATCATACTCAGGTGTGTCGGCATACCCTGTTTTGCATTCCGGGCAACTTTTCGGGCCGGCGTAAGTCGTCCGAGATAGACGGTAGTACCGACCGAATTTTTCTTCGCATCTCGGACAGAATGGCATTCCTTTTGGCGTGCCGTCAGGGAGGGCTTCGAACTTGAAACCTCGCACCGATACCAGTGTGGCTCTAAACGCGAAGGCTTCTTGCAGCCGGGCAACCTCTTGGTCGCGCGTTCGCATCTCATCTCGTGCATCCACCAGTGCCAGCCGAACGTCTGCCAAATTACTGATGACATCAGCGAGCTTAGCTTTCATTTCTGCCTGGTCGAGACCCTTGTCAATTTCTCGAAGATCCTTCGCAATTCCAACTGCCGTTGCTATGGCCGAAAGTGCCCCCGCCCAATCCATATGTTCCCCCGAAAGACTCACCGGTCAAAATAGCGAGCGGCACGAGCCTCGCGCTGGCGCCGTCCAAAGGCAAGTGGTGATTTGATGCGCCCGCAACCGCCATCGTCGATGTTCGACGGCATCAACCCGCCAGCCTTCGCCCCGGCCGAGGACATGCCCGATTGGGTAGAGGCAACGTTCCTCGATCGCGCGTCGCCGGTTCACAATCCCGATCACGCCCATCTGGCTCACGCCGATATCGGCTTCCTCTGGACCACGTTCGGCAACAGCAAGAAGGGCCGCCGCGTCGTCGGGCAGTGCGAGACAGGATCTCCTCATGGCACAATGGGCAAGTGGTCACGCGCCCGAGCTGAGATGCAGGTAAAGCAGTGGTTCGGCCACGTCCCTGATTTCATCATCACGCTGGACGCCGATTACTGCAGGGAATGCGGAGATGCCGAGTTTATGGCGCTGGTCGAGCACGAACTCTATCACGCCGCCCAGGATGCAGACGCATTCGGCGCGCCGAAGTTCAGTCGATCGACAGGACGCCCGGTGTTCGTCATCCGTGGTCACGATGTCGAAGAGTTCGTCGGTGTTGTCCGTCGATATGGGGCAGATGCGGTCGGCGTCCGGGCCATGGTCGATGCAGCCAACCAGAAACCAGAGATCGCCAGAGTGCAGATCGCGCATGCATGCGGCACCTGCCAGCTAAAGGTCGCGTGACGCGACCATGAAGCATCCGCCTTGGACTTGCCTGGTCGCGTCCAGGCTTGCACCGAGAGTTTGATCGACCGAGCCTCGAACTGTCCGAAGGTCGCGTGCAGTTAGATGAAGTTCGTAGGTTGTGGGTAGATAAGACTTCTTGCCCCGCCTGGAAGTATAGGCACTACGCTCGGTGGCTGTGTAGCTGCCCGACGGGATCTTCAGCCCCTCAATAGTGACGTCGGCGTCAGCTGTCAGCACCACAAGCTTTCTCTGAATGGGCATCATTGTCTCCCGCCGCGCTTCACCCGCTGATTGAGGAGATACTCACCTACCTATGTTGCGTGGAACTGACCGGAGCCTGACAGACCAATGGCAAAAGGCACACTGAAGGACGAGGTCAAAACCTTCATCGTCCAAAGCCTCGCTTGCTTCGACACGCCGTCGGTTGTCGTCGAAGCAGTCAGGAAGGAATTCGGCGCTACGATCACGCGCCAGTCGGTTGAAGGCTACGACCCGACGAAGAGGGCCGGTAGCAACCTCGCAGAGAAGTGGCGGCTCCTATTCGAGGAGACCCGTAAGACGTTCCTCGAGGACACGGCCACCATCGCGATCAGCCACCGCGCCGTTCGGCTGCGGGCTCTGCAGCGCATGGCCGAGAAGGCCGAGAACGCGGGCAATATGGTGCTGGCCTCGTCATTGTTGAAGCAAGCGGCGGAAGAGGTGGGCAACGCCTACACGAACCGGCGCGAACTGACGGGGAAGGACGGAAAGGATCTGCCGGTTCCGGTATCACCGGTCACGATCTTCCAGTTACCCGACAATGGCAGGAGCTGAGCAAGGGCAGGGCGCCCAGACAATCATCCGGCCGCAGGCTGGCCCGCAGACAGCATTTCTCGCTTCCCCGGCTGACATCGCCATCTACGGCGGCTCGGCTGGCGGCGGCAAGACATGGGCGCTGCTCATGGAGCCGTTGCGCCATGTGGCCAATCCGCAGTTCGGCGCCGTGTTCTTCCGTCGATCGACGGTGCAGGTCCGGAACGAGGGCGGCCTATGGGACGAGAGCGAGAAGCTCTATCCCTCGATCGGCGCGGTACCGAAAGAGCATGTGCTGCAGTGGAATTTCCCAGCCGGCGCCTCGGTATCGTTCGCGCACCTTGAGCACGACAAGACGGTCCTGAACTGGCAGGGCTCACAGATCCCGCTGATCTGCTTTGACGAGCTTACGCATTTCAGCGCCAAGCAGTTTTGGTACATGGTCTCGCGTAACCGCTCGATGTGCGGTGTGCGCCCTTACATCAGGGCGACCTGCAATCCGGATGCCGATAGCTGGGTTGCCGAGTTCATTTCTTGGTGGATCAACCCTGACACCGGCCTGCCGATACCGGAGCGGGCTGGCAAGCTGCGTTGGTTCGTCCGAATCGGTGATGCCATCGTCTGGGCAGATGATCCGGCAGAGCTGTCGGACTACATCAACCCGCTCGACGGCGAGCCTATCCCGCCGAAGTCGGTGACGTTCGTCCCGGCCAAGCTGACCGATAACGCGGCGCTGATGGCGGCCGACCCCGGTTATCTCGCAAACCTCATGGCTTTGCCAACGGTCGAGCGCGAACGTCTGCTCGGTGGTAACTGGAAGATCCGGCCTGCGGCTGGTCTCCTGTTCCGCCGCGGCTGGTGCGAGGTCGTCGATGCAATTCCCGCCGGCGCGCGCTGGATGCGCGGCTGGGACCTGGGCGCCACCCCGAAGACTGAGAGCAACGATCCGGACTGGACGGCCGGCACCAAGATCGGAAAGCTGCCGGATGGCCGATACATCGTCGCCCATCATTGCCGTGATCGCCAGTCGCCTTCTGGTGTCGAGCGACTGATCAAGAACACCGCCGAGGCCGACGGCAAGGATACGCAGATATCGCTGCCGCAGGATCCAGGGCAGGCCGGCAAGTCGCAGGTGACCAACCTGACAAAGATGCTTGCGGGCTTCACCGTTCGGGCCACGCCGGAATCCGGTGACAAGATCACGCGCTTCAGTCCGTTCTCGGCTCAGGTCGAAGTAGGCAATGTCCTGGTCCTTCGCGGGCCATGGAATGAGGCTTGGTTTTCATCGCTCGAGGGTTTCCCAGAAGCGGCACATGACGATGACGCCGACAGCACGAGTCGTGCTTTCAACGCACTGTTGAGCGCAAGCACGTTTACGCTGGCGAACGTTTAGGAGCGGACATGGGTAACATTATTGCTTTCGTCCGCGACAGCCTGACGAACATGGTCGCCAACCTCGGCACGAGCCGGGATAAGGCGTCTGCCACTTTCTACTCGATGCCGATGCTTTCGGACGAGGAATTGCTGAACGCCTATCGTGGCGCCTGGCTGCCGAGGAAGATCGTCGATATCCCGGCCTTCGACAGCGTCCGTGCCTGGAGGGACTGGCAGGCGAAGAAGCCGCAGATCGAGGCGATCGAGGCCGAAGAGAAGCGCCTGAACGTCAAGGGCAAGATACTCGAGGCGAAGATCAAGGCTCGGCTCTGGGGCGGCGCAGCGCTGGTCATCGGCACGGGCGAGCAGGATCTGACCGTTCCGCTGAACGTCGAGCGCATCGGCAAGGGCGGCTTGAAGTACCTCACGGTCATGTCGCGTCGTCAGCTCACGGCCGGCGAGGTCGAGCGCGACCCTGCTTCGGAGTGGTACGGCAAGCCAATGCTCTATCAGGTGAGCTCGGCACACGGCCGGCAGGTGGAAATCCACCCGTCGCGCCTGGTCATATTCAATGGCAACCCGGCACCCGACGACGAAATCGTCACCTCCGCCTATCCGGGCTGGGGCGATAGCGTTCTTCTGTCGGTCGTCGACGCCATCAAACAGGCGGATGGCACCGCGGCCAACATTGCCAGCCTCGTTTTCGAGGCCAAGGTCAACATTATCCGGGTTCCGGATTTCATGCAGAATATCGGCAATGCCGAGTACCGCGCGAAGATCCTGGAACGCTACACGCTCGCCGCCACCGCCAAGGGCATCAACGGTGACCTGCTGCTCGACAAGGAAGAGGAGTTCGAACAGAAGACGGCGAGCTTCGCCACTCTGCCGGAAGTCCTCATGTCGTTCCTGCAGATCGTCTCGGGTGCTGCCGATATTCCGGCGACCCGGCTTCTCGGTCAGTCACCGGCCGGCATGAACGCCACGGGCGAAAGCGACCTGCGGAACTATTACGATCGCCTGCAGGCCATGCAGGAAGTCGAGATGACCCCGGCAATGATGCGGCTCGACGAGTGCATCATCCGCAGCGGTACCGGCTCACGCGACGCCGACATCTACTATGAGTGGGCGCCGCTCTGGGGAATGTCTGAGAAGGAAAAGGCCGACGTTTTCAAGACGAAGGCCGATGCGGTCCGCCAGTTGGTGGGCACATCACCGGGGCAGGAAATTATTCCACGCGAAGCCGTATCCGATGCGCTGGTCAATGCGCTCGTCGAGGATGGATCGTTGCCTGGGCTCGATGCGGCGATCGGGGAATATGGCAAGCTTAGCGAGCAGGAGCCGTCGGACGAGGAATTGGCAGCCGCTGCGGCTGCACCGGCAGCAACCTCTGCGCGCCCATCATCGCGATAGCCGATTCAGCGAAATGAGGCGCGAAAGCCATCGATCTTGTCGAGTTCAGCGTAAACCGCTTCTCTCGGGATATTATCATTGTCGATCATGTCTTCGGCTAGTTCATGGAGTTGCTTAAACCGCTCCGAGTCCGACATGGCGTCCCATCCAATATCGCAGGCACCTGCGGAGCATAGATAAGCTCTGTCATCGGTGTCGCTGGTAACGACTTTCACTTTCCCGGCTGTCGCGTCGTCCTCGGTATGGGGGTGGTTAGGCGTCCAAACCAACATGGCATCAATAGACTGCATCTCTTCCTCTCCGTTGAAACGCGAATGTGCCAAGGCAGAATGGAGATGTCTAGCTCACCCTCGCTGCTTTGGGCGAGACTCCGAAGGAAACCCGAAATGAATTTCACCGACGCTGTAACCGTCGCGGGAACGCGACGGACCGCCGACGGCTACCTTGTTGCTGAGGTCCGGACCGCGCGTACCGGCATCCAGGATTATGCCGGCCATGAGGTTGGTAAGCCTGAAATGCCGGTCGTGAAGGTCCACCGTCCGGCCGATCAGGTTTTCGCCCGCGACAGTCTCGGCAGCTACGCTCACAAGCCGGTGACGAACGATCACCCCGACGAAGCCGTCAGCGCTGCCAACTGGAAAGACCTGGCTGTCGGCCAGATCGGCGACGAAGTTGCCCGTGACGGCGAATTCGTCCGCATCCCGCTCGTCGTCATGGACGCCGCGGCAATCAAGGCGATCGACGAGGGCAAGCGGGAGCTATCCGCCGGCTACACCTGCGATCTGGCATGGGAGCCCGGCACCACGCCCGAGGGCGAGAAGTACGACGCCATCCAGAAAGATATCCGGATCAACCACGTTGCCATCGTGCAGCGCGGCCGCGCCGGATCACAAGCTCGCATCGGTGACGGTGTGAGGTCGTGGGGCGCTGTCCCTGTCACCAGTGATCAGAAACCGAAAGAGGAAAAGATCATGACCCTGAAGACGGTTACCGTCGATGGCATCCCGGTTGAAGTAACCGACCAGGGCGCCACCGTCATCGCCACGCTGCAGTCTCGGCTTGCCGATGCGGTCTCCAAGATGACCGCAACGGAAACGGCACACCAGACCGCGCTGGCAGCCAAGGATGCCGAACTGGCTAAGAAGGATGCCGAGCTCGACGCGACGAAGGCCAAGGTGCTTTCCGACGCCGACCTCGACAAGCGAGTGCAGGCCCGCGGTGATCTCATCGCCACCGCCAAGGCAATCGCCAGTGACGTCAAGACCGAGGGCCTGTCCGATGCGGCTATCCGCAAGGCCGTCGTCACCGCCAAGATCGGCGACGCCGCCATTGCCGGCAAGTCCGACGCCTACATCGATGCCCGCTTCGACACGCTGGTCGAGGATGCGGCAAAGAACCCCAGCGACCCTTTCCGCACCGCCGTGAAGCAGGGACTGACGTCGGACGCGGACCTCACCGACTCCAACAAGGCCTACGAGGCAATGCTTGCCCGTGATCGTAACGCCTGGATGGGCAACCAGAAGGAGATCGCATAATGGCCTTTCCTCCCGTCTCGTATTCGCGCGACACGCCGGCCGGCTATCCCGGCATGATCGCCACCACTGAGCCGCATTTCATCACGTCGATGATCGTTGCGGCCGCTTCCGGCAATATCCCGTTCGGCGTGGGCGTTATCTACGACACGGTCGAAGACACGGTGAAGCTGCCGGCAGCGATCGGAAAGTTCGCCGGCGTCGCCGTCGTCGATCGCACGCTGCCCTTCGCCAACGGCGAGGTCTACAAGCCGTACGACCAGATCAGCGTCATGAGAAACGGCTCGATCTGGGTCACCGCGCTTGTCGCCGTCGCCCAGGGCGACCCGGTCTACATGACACCGACCGGCGGCTTCACCAACGTTTCCAACTCGGCAGTCAACCAGCTGATCGAAAATGCCGAATGGGCAAGTGTCACGAGCGGTACCAACCAGCTCGCGCGCCTGCGCCTGGGCGTCACCAAGTAAGGAGAACGCACATGTTCACCACTGACGCGCCCGCGCTGGCGCTGAACTTCCTCCGCACGGCTCAGAATTACATCGAGCCGGGCATCTACGCTCGCCAGTATCCGGACTTCCAGTATCGCGAGCTCGTGCCCGTTGATAACTCGGCGCCGGACTGGACCACGGCCATCGACTTCTTCTCGATGGGCGATGACGTCGGCCAGGCCCGTGAGTTTGCGGCGGATGGCGACGACATACCGTTCGTCGACTTCAAGCTCGACAGCGGCAACAGCCGCGTCTGGATGGCGGCGATTGGCTACCGGTACAATCTGCAGGAGCTCGCCCATGCCCAGGCATATGGCATCCGCCTGCAGAACGATCGGGCCGACGCTGCCCGCCGGAAATACGAGCAGTATGTCGACAACGTCGCGTTCCTCGGCCGATCCAAACTTGGCATGACCGGCCTGCTCAACACCACGTCCGTCACGGCCATTACCGCGGCGAACGGGGCGGGCGGTACCGCGACGTGGACCACCAAGACGGCCGACGAGATCCTCGCCGACGTGAACAGCGTTCTGGGCGTGATCTTCACTGCTTCGAACGGCATCGAGCAGGCAGACACCATCTTGCTCGACCAGGATCGTTATGCGCTCATCGCCACCAAGCGTCTCGACGCGACGATGACCACGACCATCCTCGAGCATATCCAGCGGGCGAACATCTACACGATCCGCACCGGCAGGCCGTTGACGATCCGGGCCGTGTTCGGTCTGGAAACCGCCGGTGCCGGCAGCACCCACCGCATGGTTGCCTACCGCCGGTCGCCGGACGTCGTGAAAATGCACGTGCCGATGCCGCTCCGTTGGCTGCAGGCCGAACAGCGTCTGCTGAAGTTCGAAGTGCCGGGCATCTTCCGCCTGGGCGGCGTCGAAGTTCGTCGTCCTGGCGCCATGCGCTACCTCGACGGCATCTGAGGAGAACTCGCTATGTCCAAGATTACTATTCAGAATACGCGTCCGGGCGGGTTCGGCATCCCGGGCGGCCCCGTCATCGATGGGGGTGGCTCGCTCGAGGTCGAGGCGGCCGATTGGAAGACCGTGAAGGACCATCCAGTCGTGAAAGCATGGGTGGATGCCGGGCATCTGAAACTCGATGGCGACGAGGATGTCGCCTACGAAGGTGGCGGTTCCAAGTCCGCGACGGAAGTCCTCGCTATGGCGAACGATCCGAACGTGCAGTTCATGTCCTTCAAGTCTGCGGCCTCCAAGCTGCTCGGAGAAAAGACGCCGGCGAAGAAGGACGAGATCATCGCCGCCCTCGAAGAACTGGCAACCAACCCCGGCGCATAAGCGCCGGGTTCTACCCACCGGAGAATGACATGGCTGGATACGGCGACAACGACGGCTTCACGGCATACGCGACGGCGGCCGGCTATGTCTTCCCCGATGGTACGACCGATGCCCAGAAGACCGCAGCGCGCCAGCGCGGTGCTCTGGTGATCGATCGGTACGAACCTCGGTTCAATGGCCGTCGCACCGGCGGATATGCCCAGGAGCGGGCTTGGCCGCGCACCGCGGCATCAACCTACTACGGCGAGGCGATCCCGCCGACCGAAATCCCGGTGGCGATCGTCAATGCTTCCTATGAGGCAGCATTTCTCGAATTGACGAACCCCGGCAGTCTATCGCCCGTCGTCACGGGCACATCGACGGTGAAGCGTGAGAAGGTCGGACAGCTTGAGGTCGAATACGCGACGTCGTCGTCGACCGACATAGATGATGTAGTCGCGCTCGCAACTCCGGTCGTCACCACGATCGAGGCGCTGCTGTGGCCGTTCCTCACGCCCGCTTGGCCGGCAGCACTGGTAGTCTGAGAGATTTTACGCGCTGCCCGAAGGGATCGTGGAGGCGAAGATCAGAATACAGGATAGGATGAGCAGACCCACGGCCGTGGCGATCCTAATTTTCCAGTTCTGATCTTTCCCGTTGACGAAGATCAGTCCACCAATGGCAGCGACGGCACAAAGTAGGACGGCAGTGGCAGCAGCCATCCAAAATCCATCGAATGACCAAGATGCGACGGCGGATATAACATCTACAGCGAAGATTGCGCCGACTACGAAGCAGGCATTGTCCCACGCAAGCTTCAAAAATTGAGCGGAGGCAGTTGCAAGGCGCGCACCCAGCGTCACATGGAGCGCCAATACAACAAGCCAGGCGGCTATCAAAAGTAGAACAAACTTAAGGTCGAATAGTGTCAATATCTGAATATAAGCGTGGGGGGTATAATTAAAAAGTCCAGCTACACTGTCGATGGCTGTTGCCGCCGTCAGCAAAATTGAACCAACAACTGAAGCCATTACAAAAGTTAAGAGTGATTGTTTGTTAAAGTAGTTAGTCAATTCAAACCCCATTTGTTCGCGACGGGGTGATTAAACTGTTTTCATGAGCCAAACCTAAATCTGTTTGTTACAATTGTCTGGAGTTGCAGAATCCATGTTCAACTCCTTTTACTCGCGTCTACAGGTCAGCGCGCACCGGCTGATCGAAAAGTTCGGCCAAGCCGGCGTCGTCACGCGCATCACGCCACCTGACGACATCTTAGGCGGCGACCCGATCCTGACGCCATACGCGGCAACGCTCGTCCCGATGGCCTACGAGGCCCGCTACATCGACGGCACGGTCATCCGGACCGGCGACATGCAGATCTACATTTCCGCCGTCGGCCTCGCGATCGAGCCCACAGTCGGCGACATCGTCACAGCCAACGGGACTGACTATGCAATCGTTTCCGCAGACCCGAACAAATACGACGGCGTGACGAACGTTGTTTTTATCGTCCAGGGGCGAACGGCTTCCTAGCCTCGGTCAAGCAAGTCCCGGATCGGGTCGGCAACCACGTCGAGGGCATTTGCGATCGTTTGGGTAACTGGATCCAGCGGGCCGATAAACGCTTGAAACATGATGCCGACGATCAGCAAAACCAAGCCCGCGCGAGCCAAGCCATGCGCGTAGAAAGCCAATGGAATGAAAACGAGCAACAAGAGGATCATACGCGCCCTTAGATTGCCAGCTAACGGTCTGTGGTTAGCCACCATCATAGTCCTTCCTGCCGGCCAAAAAACGAGAATCGTATGACATTCGACGAATTGCTCGCCACATACGAACCACGCCTTGCCGTGGCATTTCGAGAGGCGGTGGACCACATCAAGTCGAGTATCATCCTCGCACGTGTCGTCGAACGTCTCGAGCGAGGCGATGTGAACGGCGCGATCGAGGCGATGCAGCTTGAGCCAGAAGCATTCTCGGCACTGGAAATCGCGCTGCAGGAGGCATTCAATGCCGGCGGCACCAATGCCGTTGGCGAACTGCCGAAGGTGATGGACCCGCAGGACAACCGCGTCATCTGGCGCTTTGGTGTCCGTAATCCGGTTGCCGAGGCGATCTTGCGCGACCTGTCGTCGACGATGGTCACGCACATCACCGAGGATCAGCGGCAGGGCGTCCGCCAGGCGTTGGAGCAGGGGCTTGCCCGAGGTGCGAACCCGCGCGCGACTGCACTTGACGTTGTCGGCCGGCAGAACCGTGTCACCGGTCGGCGAGAGGGTGGCGTCATTGGCCTGACCCGCTACCAGATCGAGTTTATCGACCGTGCCCGGGGCAATCTCGCATCCGGCGATCCGGACCTGATGAAGAAGTATTTCGAGCTCAAAACCCGCGACAAGCGGTTTGACCGCAGCGTGTCGACGGCCATTCGCGAGGGCAAGCCGATCACCGGCGAAACTCTGACCCGGATCATCGGCAGGCTCAACGACAAGAACCTATTGCTCCGCGGCGAAATGCTGGCGCGCACCGAAACCATGATGGCGCTGGGCTCGGCCCGCGATGAAGCGATCCGTCAGCAGATCGAGGCCGGAAAGGTGCAGGCGCAGGATGTCACCAAAATCTGGCGATCGGCCGGCGACAGTCGAGTTCGGCACACTCACCGTGTCTTGAACGGCAAGGGCGTCGGCATCGTCGAGACGTTCCAAAGCCCGTCGGGTGCACTGCTTCGCTATCCCGGTGACCCGCGCGCGCCCATCATGGAAACGTCCGGCTGCCGATGCAGGCTGGAATACAAGATCGACTACATCGGCGCCGTCGTGCGCCGCTACCGAGCAGAGGTGGCCTGATGGCGACGCTGTCGTTCAGCGCGGCGGTTGCGCAATGGGCCGACAAAGTCGAGGGAGCGGTCGAGGCTGTGTTCAAAGAGGCAACGCAAGAGGTCGTCGAGGAGATGCAGAAGCCGACCGGGCAGGGCGGCCGCATGCGCGTCGACACCGGCTTTCTCCGGGCTTCCTTGCTGGCATCTTCGACTTCGATGCCGGCCATCAACGCTTCGGCCAAACCGATCGATGGCAGGCCGTACACACCCGATTTTGCACAGGTCGAGGCAGTCATAGCCGGCTCCGACATCGGCGATACGCTCTACTTCGGCTACACGGCTGCATATGCGGGCCACCGTGAATATGGCTCAAACGGCCAACCGGCCGACGGATTCGTTCGCCTGGCCGCTCAGAACTGGCCAATCATTGTGGATCGAAAGGCAGCCGAGCTGAAGGCCCGTCTGGGTCTTTGATCGCAGCGTTGGTGTCGATGTTCTTTTCCATCGCCGCCAGCAATCCAAGCTGAAGCATCGTCAACGCTTTTCGGGCGGCCTTGAGAGAGGTGTCGCCTCGCACCGTTGCGCCGGCATCCCGGCCCAACGCCAGCAGTGCCGCGTGAATGCGCTCATACACTTCATCGTCGCTGAGAGGCGGCTTTTCAGACATAGGCAATCGATACATGGCCGTTGGTACCGACGCAATCATCTTCAAGGCGCTGACCGATCGGCTACGGACCATGCCTCAGGTGCTGCCGATTGCCGGCCCGAACGTCGTCTTCCCTGTGGCCGGGCAGCCGTCGCCGCCGAAATATCTGCGCCTTGCCTTCATGCCCAACCAGACGCGCCAGGTGACCATGGGCGACGATCCGCAGCAAAAGCGCGGGTTGTTGCAGGTCTCGGTGGTCTGGCCTGTCGGACAGGGGATCATCGACGCGCTCGAGGTCGTCGACCAGATCATCGACCACTTCAAAAACCAGACCCTATTCGCCTCTGGCGTGAGGATCACGATCAGCAGCGAGCCATGGGCGGCAGGCCCACTCCAAGAAAGTGAACGGGTGCAGATCCCGATCACCATTCCCTACCACGCCTTCGAACCGGAGAACTGACATGGCAAACAAGGCAACGAAGAAGGGCAGCAAGGTCTATGTTTGCGCGCTCGCCCAGAATACCGACCTCATCCAGTCCGCTTATGTGGCGCTGACCTGGGTGCAGGTTGGCAAGGTCGGCAACGTCGGTGATTTCGGCGCCGACAGCACTATGAATTCGTACAACACACTCGACGAGCCGGTGACGCAGAAACAGAAGGGGACCGCCAATGCCGGCGATCCTCAGATCGAAGTCGCGTCCGTCTTTGACGATGCAGGCCAGATGATCATGCGCACCTTCGGCGACCCGCTTAACCTCGACAATATGGCCATCAAGATCGAGCGCAACGATGGCGGCGCCGGCAAGACGAATACCATCTTCTACAGCCGCGGCGTTGTCTCCGGCCCGCTCTACCCGGGCGGCGGGTCCGACGACTTCGAGCTCGAGCGCTTCACGATCGGCCTCAACCAGCTACCGATCCGCGTCAACCCGACCACCATCCCGTAATCTGAAGGTGAACCATGGACATTTCCAAGCTTGTCAATTCTGAACAGCTCTACGAACTGAAGCTCACCGGCCCGGACACCGATGAGCCGATCGGCATCCGCTTCATGATCCGATCCACCGAAAGCGACGCCGTGAAGCGGATCACGCGCCAGCACAGCGACAAATTCCTGGCCAGCCGGAAGAAGAAGCTGACCGCCTCCAAGGTCGAGGCCGAGTACCTAGACCGGGCGGCGGCCGCGATCGCCTCTTGGGACTGGGGCGATCACGACTGGAAGGGCGAGAAGCCGGAATGCAACTTCGAAACGGCCCGCGAAGTACTGGAAGAAGCTGGCTGGATCTATGACCAAGTCGCTTCCGCGGCGGAGGATCGCGCAAATTTTACGAAGAGCTCGGCGAAGCCCTAGCCGGGGCTGTCGCCGTCATCGCACGCTATGACAGCGTTCGAGATAAGGACGGCGAGACCAGACGGGAGCGCAACGAGGCGTTCGAGATCGAAAGCCCAGACCCGGAGGTGCCGGAACACGGTGCCTTCATCTGGGATTGGTTCTGGGAACTTCGGCAGTCACAGCCGCCGGGGTTCTCTGGGCCGGTTCCGATATCGAACCTCGATCTTGTCGCTTGGGTTCAACTCTTCGGAAATGTCCTGACAAGGGAAGAGGTTGGTATCCTTCGGGCGATGGATATCCGATTCTGCTTGGAAATTGAGAAGGAGAGCGAGGCGATTAGGGCTCGTGAGGCAGATGGCTAGGCATCAATACCGATTACTCACCTGATCGTCCCCGACGAACCTACCTAAAGAGTTTATCAACTCGAAGGACCTCCCCACTATCTGGGAACTTTGACGCGCAAGTCCTTCATTTAGAAAGCGTGTATCGGAGTCGGTAAGCTCTCGGAAAAACTCAGGCACGTCGTAACGGCCAACGCCCACCGCTACATCGGCTGAGATCGGAAGCCACATTTCCGTCCGGGGGTCCGACAAGTGCGGGTTGTCTTTGAATCCCCACCGAACTACGGGGCGGCTGGCCAGAATCATAGACTTGCGGGGGTTCTTGACGCGTAAGAATGCAAGGCCTCGCGATCCAAGCAAGTCCAATGCCTCCTCGCTCTCCTCTAGTAAGGTCGTTGCAAAGACGTTTCCTCGCATGCGCTTCAGTTCAGATTTTTGAAGCAGTCTTTGTCGCTCATCCGCCGACACCGGTCGAACCACGGTGTCGAACTCGTCAAGCAATTCCATTACATCTTTCGCGAATTGTTCACTTGGAAGCAGACTTTCGAAAAGGTCTGGCACTCTTCGCCACTGCTGAAGGAAAAACCGATCCCAGGTAATTCGCTCAGAGAGATTTAGACGCGGCAGCCTGTTCGCTCGTACCGACGCGACCATCTTATCAACTATTGGAGCGGCTTCGCTTTCGAGTCGACTGAACCACGATTCCAACTCGGCGTTCTGTGAACCGTCGGCCTCTTTTACGGTGTAGAGTTGTCCTTCGAGGAGAGCGTCGTTGGGGTACGTCGCGTAGGGGGCGCCGCTTGCGCGCCGACGGTCAAACGCCCACAGTTTTCCGTCGTTATTGACAAACCGCTTCTGCAATAGTTGCGGGACGAAGTGGTGGCGCTTAGGTTTCGACATCGTCCACTCAATTTAGGTTGTGAAAGAACGACCGCAGTTTGGTATCGCCGCCCTCGGTGGACATCGTGCCGACGCCAAGGAATAGTTCCGCATCGGGACCTCCTCTGACGCGAATTCCGAACGCATCGGAGCATGCGACCTGCTCAGCTTCCTGCTTCGTCAGGTCTGAGGATATGTTCGTATAAATTCCTTCGACAGCCCGCGCACATCGGGCAGATAGGTCGATGATTGTGTGTTCTGTTTCACCGATGACCAATTCGACAAGCGGAAACTCTGTTAGTTCCTTTTCACGCCCTTGAGACTCGATGACAGCATGAATGAAGAATCCGGCTGGTTTAGCGAATCCGAGAAGCATCTTGTGATGGCCGTACAAGTTATCGCGCTCGCCGCGTACATAGAGGACGTTGTCGATTGCTTGGATGGACCATTCCACAGGTGTTTGCCCCCCAGTGACAACACAAAGATCCTGGAGTTTTTCCTCGGGAACGATATCGATGGCATTGCTCAGTGTGGCGGATGAAAGCTCAAGGAACTCGGCGCTAACACCCATATCACTGACATATCGAGCGATTTTTGCTGAGAGTATCTGGGATCGCACTATGTGTTCTGGGGTAGGATTGCGAAACGAGAATTGGTGCACACCAAACTTCGCATCGTCAGCTAGGTAACGCAGTCGCCCACCCAAGAAGACCAATGTTGCAGCGCTCATGCATTGTCCGCTCAGCAACAGCCGCTTTTTGATGAATTCGCCATCTGCGCTATGGTCCAGTACATACTGGCCGATGTGTGTGGAGAACCAGTGATCTCGGATTGTTCTGCCAATGGTCATGGCCGCATCGACGTCGCCACCGGGCGAATCGATGTAGACACTTGTCCGCGGTGGGACCTGGGTGCGAGTTAGAAATTCGAGAAAACGCTCGTCGTCTTCGGCTTGGATGGGACCGAATGCGTTGATGCAGCGGAAACCGCCCAAGGCTTGCTCGATGGAGGTTTGCGGAGGAGTGTACTCGAACTGCACGATCAGGTCCTGGACTATTGGGATCTACGGAAGGCGGCCTACTTGAACTCTTCCTTGGTGCCGTCTTCGTAGAGGACGCCACTTGCCTCGATGCCCACTATTTATATGGCATGTAGCTGGATCCGCCCCACGCCCTCCCGTTGGGGAATACCGCTTTGGCCGACTCTTTTGCTTCATCGAGTTTCACGCTTAGCGCGCTGTCCGAAACTGCCTCAAACACAGGGTCATCCAGTGTTGTGCCTGTTGGGAGAGCCTCTTTGAGGTCGAGCGCGGCACGGATAGCTTCAGTCACGCACGCTGCCGTGCCGATGATGTTACCCTCATTTCGCTCAGCGCATTTTGTGCGCAACGCCTGGGCGGGCTCAGGGTAGAGCTTCTCGAACGCATCCAGTGTTTTGACGGCGAGGTGAGCATTGGGCAAGCAGTCAGCGACGCCGACGAACGTACCCGTTGTTGCCTTGCAATAGTCTAGGGCCCGCGGATCTGCTTTTTCACCTGCGGCACGTGCCGAACCTGTGATCGCCATCAAAGCCGCAATCGCAACCACAATGCTGCGCATGAATCATCCTCCGATTGAATCGGCAGGACGATAGCGCACGTTCTTTGAAAAGGGAAAGCCATGACGGATATCGCGACGCTTGGCCTAAAGGTCGAAAGCGGCTCGGTTGAGAAGGGAACGCAGGCGCTCGATCAGTTGTCAGGAGCGGCGGCCCGCGCAGAAGCGGCGGCAAACGGCCTGACGGGCGCCAACCGGGGTGCTACCGGCGCTGCGGCTGCTGCTGCGAAGGCATATGCGACAGAAGGAGCCGCTGCTGTATCGGCATCCAAGCAAATCGAGATGATGAACCGTGCGGCGAACCAGAACGCCGTCGGTGCAGTTGGGCGCGGGAACCTGGCGAACATCGCGGCCCAGTTTCAGGACATCGCGGTCAGTGCGCAAATGGGGATGGGCCCTATGCAAATCGCCCTGCAGCAGGGCACTCAGCTCGCGGCCGTGCTGTCGACGATGGAGAGCCCAGTGAAAGGGCTGGGTCAGGCGTTTCTTTCGGTCATCTCCCCCGTGAGCTTGGTCACCATCGGCATCATTGCCCTAGTCGCGGCGCTGCTACAGTTCGTGAATTGGTCAAAGCTCGCACAATCCACACTGAACGCGCTTGCTGACGTCCTTGAGCCAATCGCACCCTACGCTTTGGCTGCTGCCGCAGCGTTGGCGTTGATCTATGCGCCAGCGATTGTTGGGGGGATTGTGTCCTTGATAGCGCTCCTTGGCCGCCTTGTCGTCCAACTGGGCATCGTTGCTGGGGCTTTCGCACTCGCAAACCCTGTTGTGGCGTTCGTTGCAGGTATCGCTGCCGCGGTGGCAGCAGCAAACATTTTCCGCGAGGAACTCACCCAGATGTTGGGCAGGGATATCGTGGCGGATGCGAAGAATGGGGTCAACGCGGTCATCGGTGCATTTGTCGGCGGTTTTGCAGCGATCAAGGCCGTCTGGGGCAAGTTGCCGGACGCCATCGGGGATTTTGTCTACTCGACTGCCGACCGGGTCATAAGCGGCATCGAAAGCATGGTTCAGAAAGCAGTCGATGGGCTCAACAATCTGATCAACAAGTATGCCCTGTGGATGCAGTCCATCGGTCAGCCCTTGGAGAACTATAACGACTTGATCATCGAGCCGGTGAAGTTCGGGCGTCTGTCGAACCCGAATCCCGGTGCGGGCGGGGCTGCTATGAAGGCTGCCCAGGACGCTTATAGCTCGGCCCAAGGCACGGATTATGTTGGCGGCATAGTTGACGCGATCGGCCGCGGTGCGTCAGCCGCCTCGGACAAGCTGCGTGACCTCGCAAAGGGCCTGACCGACGTCGACGAAAAGTCGAAGAAGCGGGCCGGCAAGAGCGACCTTGAAAAATACGATGACATCGTCGCCGGCGCGGAACGCCAGATCGCCGCGCTCGAGGCGGAGCGGGACTCCCTCGGCCTGACGGCGGAAGCCGCAGCGGCGCTGCGCTACGAAACCCAGTTCCTGAACGAAGCGCAGCAGCGCGGTATCTCGCTCACCGACGCCCAGAAGAGCGAACTGTCGGCGCTTGCCCAAGTCATGGCGTCGGTCGAGGCCGAAACCGTTCGGATGGGCGAGGCGATCGAGTTCTCGAAGATGCTGACCCATAGCTTCTTCGATGACTTCTTCGCCGGGCTTGAGCGTGGGAAGTCGGTCTGGGAATCGTTCGGCGATGCGGCCCTTGGCGTGCTCGATCGGATTGCCGATAAGCTGTTGACCGATGTCATCGATGCCGTGTTTGAGGTTGGCAACGCCGGAAAGGGCGTTGGTGGCGGCGGCCTGCTGGGATTGCTCGGTGGTCTGTTCGGTGACGGCAAGACCGCCGTCGACCCGTGGGCGGGCCTGCGCGGCTACGCCAGCGGCACATCCTCGGCACGGCCGGGCGTCGCCTGGGTTGGCGAAAAGGGACCAGAGCTTGTGCGGTTCAGGGGAGGCGAGCAGGTCATCCCGAACCATCGCGTTCATAGCGCCGCGAACACGAACGTCACCGCATCGAACGCCCCGGCCACTCAATCGCAACCGACACAGGTAGTCCTGCGCGTGATTGGTGAGGAGGGGCCCATGTTCCGGCCCACCATCCGCTCAGAGAGCGAGAATGTGACGATCGAGAACATCCGCGCCTATGACCAGGGCAAGCGCAATGAATATGACAACGGGGGCGGGGTCTACTGATGCCAGATCCGGTTTTGCTTCCGGTTTTCACCGATGGGAGAAAGGATTGGGTGGAGTGCAAGTTCGACCCGATCCAGCCGCGCAACAGCGATCAGATGGAGGGCCGCCGAACGGAAAGCCAAACGTTCGGGACGCCCTATTGGGTGGCCAGCTATCTGACGCGTCCGCTGCTGCGTCCTGAGTTCGGCATCATGGACGCCTTCATGATGCAGCTCGACGACAACGGGCAGACGTTTCTCGCGCATGACGTTTTCCGCCCACGGCCCACAGCCCATGACACCGGGTTTCCGTTGTCGGGCCCCAGAGCCGGCGGCGGGTCTTTCAATGGGGATGCGGTTCTGCAATCGATCGTGAACCCGACCACGATTGTAGTCTCTGGGCTTCCAGCCGGATTTCAGCTGTCGCCAGGTGACTATGTCGAGGTTCGGAAAAATCTGCTTGTGCGGTCGCTGCACCGGATCATGGCACCGGCCACCGCCAATGCGGGCGGCGTCGTAACTCTGTCGATCCGCTATCGGCTTGATACAGGCGTCTTCAACACGGCCTCCACGGTCCAATTCGAGAAGCCCGCGTGCACCATGCAAATCGATCCTGGCAGCTACGACGGGAAGAAGTCGTGGGCAAACCGTTCTCCCTCGTTCACGGCAAAAGAGGTCTTTTACTCATGAGCATCCTCGATCCCGCTGTGATTGCCGCCCTTGAAAGCGGTCATATCTCGCGCATCGACCTGATCCGCATCGATCTGCCGGGGCGTGATCCGGTCGGTTATCACCGTGGTGGCCGGCCGTTCCCCTATAACGGGCTCACATATCTGCCGAACCGCTTCCTGCAGTACGGCGATATGCGCAGCGCGACGGGCGTTTCGGTGACCAGCCGGACAATCCGATTCTCGAATATCCCAGTCGCAAATCCAGCTGACGCGATGGCGATCGTCGAGCAGTATGACTATCCGAATGCGCCAGTGATCATTTCGCACCTGCTCGGCGTGCCTAACTCCGACCAGGTGCTCGGGGTTCTGACTTCGAGTTTCTACGAAATCGACAAGATTATCTATGACACCGGAGCGGCCGACGAGAACGGCACCCGCACCCTGTCATTGACGATCGAGCTGCAGCCGCCAGGCCGATCGGCGCGTGGTCAAACGCTGATCAAGCGAAGCACCGCGGATCAGCAGTTCGATAACGATCCCACGGACACCGGCCTGGAGTGCGTGGCGACTGTCAGCACAATCCCCGAAGAATGGGGACAGGTTTCGAGGTAGCCATGAACCGCTTTCGCATCGTCGAGGCCACGCTGTCGCGTGAGCTATCGAACCCCTATGCCTATGGCGACGCCGATTGCTTCCACCTTGGATGCGCCATGTCAGACGCGCTGCATGGCACTTCCCTCGTTGATAAGTTTCGCGGCGCCTACCGGACTCTTCCCGGTGCGCAGCGCGCGCTGCGGCGTCGCGGGTTCTCAAGCCTCGTCGATTTCTTCGCGGCCGAGCTTGAGCAGCAGCCCGCCGGTGGCGCTTCCGCCCGGTTCGGAGATCTGGTCATTCTGCGTCTCGCAGATGGCGCCGAGCACGTCGGCATTTGCCTCGGCATTCGCTTTATCACCAAGACCGAGAATGGCCGTTCTGATCACGGCCTTTCCTACGTCCTCGCAGCGTTCCATCTCGGATAAGTCTTTCCATGGCAATTTTCACTGGCATCGGCGCGGCTGTTGGCGCGCTGTTCGGCTCCGCCTTGATTGGCAAGATTGTCGGCGGTGCGCTTGCGTTCGGCGCCAAGTTTGCCTTCGCCAAAGCGAACCAACCGAAAAAGCAGAAGTCGACCGCCGTACAAGGGCAGGTGCAGATGGGCGGAGACGTGCCCGCCGGCACGCTCTACGGCGTCGGCAAGACCAAGGGGCATAGGATCTATTATGCAAAGTGGGGGAGAGGCAACCAGGTCAACACCGACATTTTTGCGCTTGCCAATGGCTGGTGTGACGGGCTCGAGCCTTACGTCTACTTCTATGGGAAGAAGCACAACCTGTTTGAGCGCGCGCCGCTTGGCGGGGAGGTGAAACACTACGGCGTCGAGGGTTACGGCGAGGCCGTCTCTATCCGCTTCTATGATGGTCGACCGGATCAGCTGGTCGATATGCACGCCGTCAACACGACTGCCAACCTCGGCAACCGCTGGAAAGTGACGAGCAGGCTTTCGGGCATTTGCTATGTGCTCGTCGAGCGCGTTTACTCCGGTGACCTGTTTCCCAACGGTCGGCCTGACTTCGAGTGGGTGCTGCGTGGCCTGCGTGAGTATGATCCGACGAAGGATTCGACGGTTGCCGGCGGCAGCGGCCCCCAACGGCTGGCTGAACCGTCGACGCACGCCCACACGCTCAATCCCGCGATCCACCGGCTGAACTACCAGCTCGGAGTGCGTGGCCTGCGCTCCGGACGCACGATCGTCGGGGAGGGCAAGTCACTCGGTCAACTCGATCTGCCGTCCTACTTCGCCGCGATCAACCATTGCCGGACGCTCCGCAAGGGTAAGCCGATCTATGAGTGCTCGCTGTGGGTCGACGGGGATACCGACCACACTGAGGCGCTTTCCGCCTTCGACGATGCCATGGCTGGCTATGGCATCAACCGGCGCGGGCTTTCGGGTGTGATCGTTGGTGCGCCGCAGATTCCGGTGCTGGAGATTACACCCGTCGACATTCCGGTGAAGCGCGCCAAACAGAAGCAGCTGCGCAAATCGGCGTTCGCACTGTTCAATCACCTTTCCGGCCAGTTCACTTCGCCGGAAGCAATGTGGAACCCGGAAAGCCTGAAGCCGATCGTCGTCAATGCCGACGTCGCCGCCGACAAGCGGCCGCGACAGACCTCTAACGACTTCCTGCAGGTGCACGATGCTGATATCGCGCAGTACTTGCTCAACATCCGCTATCGCCAGAATCGCAAGGGCGGCACGGCCACCGTACCGGTTAGCCGGCGCGTCGGCTTTGCTGCGATGGAAGGGGAATGGGTCATCTTCGAGGGCAAGACCTGGATGGTGATGGAGTGGCAGCTCTCAGAAGCATTCGAGGTAACGTTCGTTCTTGGTGAGGTGGGTGCGGACATCTACGACGACGGCGATATTGCCCCCGGCCCAGTTGTCGTGCCGCCGACGCCGCCGATCAACCCCTCGCTTCTGTCGGTCGTGCAGGACTTCAATGTCGAGGCTGGTGTCATCGCCGGTGCGAGCGGCAGCCAGATGCCGTGCCTCAAATTCACCTGGACGCCCCCCGCTGATCCGACAATCACCTCCGTCAACATTACATATGAGGTAGTCGGCGGCACACAGCGCTTCAGCGATGTCTCGACCGATCCTGAAAGCGGCCAGAAGCTGACGACGGACAACGTCGTTTCGGGCAGGGTCTATCGTGCCAAGGCGACCATCACGACCACACCGGACCGCTTCCGCACGGAAACGGCATGGAAGGCGGCAATCATTCCGACCGGCAATATGAACGTGCTGGATAGCTCCATTACGGCCGCGAAGATTGCGGAAGCGGCGATCACAGCCGACAAGCTGATGAATGAGGCCGTTACCAACATCAAGTTGGCAAACCAGGCGGTATCGACGGCAAAGCTTCAAGTGGCCGCAGTGACCGAGCAGATCCTGGCCAACAACGCTGTCGTTTCGTCGAAGCTGGCCGATGCTGCCGTTACGGCGGCCAAGCTTGCCAATGCTGCGATCACGGCGACGAAGTTTGCTGCGAACATCAAGCCGGTTGAAATTGTTGATGCCTTGCCGGTTATCGGAAACGAGGAGGGGCGACAGGCCTTCTTCAATGGCAAGCTGTACAAATTCACCGGCGGTGCTTGGAGCGCCTCCGTCGACGCTGTCGACATCGCCGGCACCATCACTGCCACACAGATCGCTGATAACTCGATCTCGACGCCGAAGCTCGCGGCTGGATCAGTTACAACGACGGAAATCTCTGCGGGTGCCGTGACCGCCAACGAGCTTGCCGCCAACTCGATTGTGGTGGGAAAGATAGCAGCCGGAGCCGTGCGCGCATCGGAACTCGCAGCCGGTGCTGTTATCGCCGGCAAGATCGCGGCCGGCGCAGTGACGGCCGACACACTGGCGATCGGTAAGGGCGCGAACTGGTTGCCGAATAGCGACCTGGTCTCCGGCATTACCGGATGGGCGCAGGAGTATACTAACGCGCCGACCGGGACCTTTGACTTTCGCTTCCGTCAAGCGGACACCTACGCGCCCTATCCCGGCGTGCTCGAAATCGTGCAGTTCAACGGCACGCAAAACGTTGAGTTCGGGGTCTTTATGGATCCGGCTGGCGTTGGCGCTGACGTTCGCAACGTCGTCGGCGGCAAATGGTACGAATTTTCCGGCTATTACCTCGGACACTGGTGCAAAGGCATTCAGCCTTACTTGCAGTTCATCGACGGCAACGGGACGCATATCGGCTGGTACAATCCGGGTGTGCTGCCGGCATCGCAAAACATTGATCCCGGCGGCAATCTCGCCAACTATCAGCGCTTCTTCTACAAAGTCCAGGCCCCGGCCAACGCTGCTCGCGTCCGCCCCTTCTTTCGAAATAAGGGCACGGTGGCGGGCGGCACTTACAGCCATCTTTGGGTCACCAAGCTGTTCTTCGGCGAGGCAACGGCCAATCAGACAACGCCCTCCGATTGGTCGCCAGCCGGAGTCACCGTCGTCCAGGGCGGCAACATTGTCACCGGCGCGGTCACCGCCGACAAGATCGCGGCGAACGCCGTAACGGCCGGCAAGATCGCGGCCGGTAGCGTCACGACCACTGAGCTTGCGGCCGGGGCTGTGACGGCGGTGAAGATCGCGGCTTCGGCCATCACCGGCGACAAGATCGCCGCAAACACGATCGGTGCAAACCATATCGCGGCTGGGGCGATCACAGCCAAGCAGATGGTCATCACCGATTTCGAAAACCTCGTCGCCAATGGCTATTGGAGCGAAAGTAACCCGCAAGCCCCTGCGCCCTATTGGGCGGGGAGTGGCGGCACAAACCTTCACATGACCGGGTCCTACAACCAGACCGGCCAGTACTCATTGGTGCTGCAAAAGACGGACGTCAATGCTTCGGTCTATATGGAGCTACAGGCCGCCTATGCGTTCGCGGTTACCGGCGGCGAGCAGCTCTACGGCGAGATTGCCGCCATGAGCAATGGGGCGGCGGCGCCGGCCGGCTTGTACTTCCGTATCAACTGGTATGACGCCAGCAAGACCGGCTACATCGGTTACGCTGACTTCGTCCAGAACGCGCCGGTCAACACCGGCTTCGAGACGCGATCTGGCAAGGTCACAATCCCCGCGAACGCTCGATGGGCGACGCTGCAGGTGTTCAACCACAACACCAACACCGTCACGCAGAACTTCATCATTGACCGCATCGTTGTGCGCCGCATGAAGGCGGCCAATCTGATTGTCGACGGTTCGATCACCGCAGACAAGATGAACGTAAACAGCCTGTCGGCGATCTCGGCCAACCTCGGCGCGGTCAATATCGAGCAAGCCATCATCGGCAATCTGCAGGTGGGCACGTCGAACATTCAGGCTGGAGCTGTTACCCAGTATTGGATCAACAGCGCCACAGACGGCAATCAGGCCGACGGCGTCGCTTTGCAGGTGACGGCTAACCACGGCCAGAATTCGCCGCCGTTACTCGTGTTCGCTTCGATTAAGGCTGGAATACGCTCGATCCTCAAGCATCGTTTGAGGGTGGCGGCAACTGGGGCAAGTATCGGCTCCGCTGGCTTCGGTGGAACTCCCATGAATAGTTCCAGTGCAATCGGCATCCCGGCTGCGCAGAACGAAGACTACACGAACATTTCCGCCGTGTATCAACCGCCGCCGGGCGATGCGGCCACCACCTTTGAAATATGGGTGTCGAACTTAGGTATTCCGGGCGGCCAGCAGGCATCCTGGAGTGATCGGAAGCTCGTCGCCCTTCAGTTGAAACGCTAACCCCTCAACGCCAGACAGGTGAACGTCCATGTATCGCATTGACAGCATGTATAACCCAATGATCGAGGCCCTGCAGAAGGCAGTCGCCTCGAACCAGACCGAGCGCTGGATGGCGAGTGTTGCCTGGTGGCTCGGCAGACAGCAGATCTGCAACGCGCAGGACTACTGGTTCAAGGTCGCCGGAAAGATCACCGCGTCTCTCCCAGCCGTACAGCGCGCCGCACTCGAATCTCAACTCGGCAAGGCGGAAGATGCCTATGTCGACAACCCTGTCGCAGAATGGCCCGAGGTGCCGTCCGACGTCGCCAACTACATAGCAGCGTGGGATCCCGAGCCGGCAGAGCCCGATTTGTGCGCTCTGAAGGCGGATGCGATCGCCAGGATCGATCGCGAGGCCGAGCGCTACCGGTTGAACTTCATTACTGGCGGCTCGGGCCAGACGATGGCTTACCAGCAGAAGCTTGCAGAGTCGCGTGCGGCGATTGCCGGTCCCCCGGCGCATGAAAGCGAAATCGCGCATATCGTTGCCGAGGCCGCTCTGGATGGCGTCAGCGTTGCAGCCAAGGCGGCAGAGATCATTGCAACGTTCGAACAGTGGCAGATTGTTTCCGCAGGGATAGAGGTGAAGCGGCTTGGTGCGAAAAAGGCCGTGGCCGCAGCGGAGACCGCTGCGGCGGTCAACGCCGCCGCCCACGTCGATTGGGTGGAGGCTTGAACATGTCGTCACTCGTCAGTTCGCTTAAGCGCCAAAACACCATGCTGCAGGAAGAAAACGAGCGGCATGCGAGCGGTGTTGATAACCTCGCCGCGATGCTCAACGAAGCGCTCTCGGTGCTCGAAGGGCACGATGCGAATTATGTCGCCAGTGTTCGGGCGCGTCTCGGTATCCCTCTGTCAACGTCGGAACCCGTTTCGCCGGCGCCGTCAACGCCTGAAGTTAAACCAGCGCCCGCAGCACGCCCGCCGAAACGGTAACGAGCATCGTCGCCAAGGCGACCGCCGCTCCGTACCGGGCAACCTTCATCCTGCGTTCTCGAATTCCACTCCAGTCATAGCCCATCGATAGCTCCGTCATGGAAAGAACCGCAATCCGGAGAGCTGGATTGCGGTTCTGAGTTGCCGGCGGGGGTCAGGGGGCGGCGGCAACTGACGAGAGCATGCCGCTCACACGTTAAGTGAAGATTGCGAACCCGGCACACCTTTTCACTACTGAGAATCTACTGGTGTTCAGCGAACCATTCGCGGGCTCACGCTAGCCAGCATCCTGACAATGTCGTCCTCCAGTTGCTGACAGAGTGCTTCATATTCCTCTAGCGTTTCGGGATCAGGTGTCCGTTGCTCGCGCAGTTCATCGCGGCTCAATACTGCTACACCGTAGGCTTCCATCAACTCATTGATTGCCTCGAAGTTGGCATCGGAAATCTTCTTCCGATGTGCCGGCAGGCGCATCATCATCCGTGCTCGCCCGACCTTCTCGAAATCCATCACTTTGCTCCTCGAACTGTCGGATATCGACGTTACGACAGGCGCAGGATGCGTTTCGGAGGGTCCGCTAACCGGCGCTAGTTCCGGGCCTGCCTGACGCTCGATGTCCGTAGCAGACGGCCGACGTCTCTTTCGATTTCGGCGCAGACGATCTCTAAACCGTAGAGATCGGCGGGGTCATAACGGCGTGCAACGCTCAACTGATCTCGGGCTATCCAGGCAACCGCATACTCTTCAAACAATGCGCGAAGGGTCGGGCTCTGTTGTGCGTCAATCAACGCTCGCAACGCTGGAAGCCTCATTTTCAAACGGGATCTACCGATCCTTTCAAGGTCCATAACGGTCTCTCCTGACCTGGCCTTGCCGCCTATCAACTATCGCACAATTCCCTGAAAACAAAAGAGGTTAACACCATGACACGACGCATCAATGCGGCGGGCCTTTCGCTCGTCAAACAGTGGGAAGGCCTGAAGACGAAGGCTTATCGAGACGTCGCCGGCGTCTGGACTATCGGCTACGGCCACACCAGCGCGGCCGGCGCGCCCGATGTGGCTCCGAGCATGATCATCACCGAGGCTCGCGCCGAGGAGATCTTGCGCGCCGATCTCGCCACGTCCGAGGAGCGCGTCGCGCGCATGGTCAAGGTGCCACTCACCGATAATCAGTTCGCGGTGCTGGTCTCCTTCGATTTCAACACCGGCGGGCTCGGCAAGTCGACGCTGCTCAAAAAGCTCAACAAGGGCGATTATGACGCCGTGCCGGCCGAGCTGATGAAATGGGTCAATGCCGGCGGCAAGCGCGTGAAGGGTCTCGTCAATCGGCGCTCGGCCGAGGCTGGTCTTTGGGCCAAGGGCGAGTTTGTTTCCAGCAACACCGTGCCGGCCGCGCCGAAGGCGCCGGAAGTCGTGACGAAGGAAAACCTCAGCTGGGCAGCCGGCATCCTGTCGACGATCGCCTTTGCCTTCACCGGCAATGGTCCGCTGCAGTGGGCACTCGCAGGGATTCTGGTCGCAGCCTTCGCGATCGGCGCTTTCTTCTTCCTGCGCAAACGGCTGGATCCAGCATGATCCCCTGGCCGAAAATCCTCGGCGGCGTGCTCCTGCTCGCCGCCATCACCTGGACCGTCCTTGAGATCCGCGAGGACGGCGCCCGATCAGTCACCAACGCATTCGAGAGGCAAAACAATGCGGCGGCACATTCCGCGGGCGATGCTCGCTCTGACTATGACACTTGCCCTGTCGGGTTGTGGGACTTCTCCGCCGGCAAATGTCGACGGCCTGCGGCGGGTCGTCGGCACTGACCTGGTCGGCGCGCGCGGGGCGACGCCGGCAGATCAGCGGAAAATTGACCGGACCGTCGTCGGCCTCTGCGCCGGAGGCGTCTGGACGAAGGTTGAGTGCGAAAGGCATGGGGAAGGGCGGTAATGGCGGCTACAGAGACAGCGGCGGCGGTTCATCGCCAGCTCGGGGAATTAGCGGCAGGGATGCGTGCCCTGCAGGACACAATGCGCCGGATAGAGGAGGGCGCCGATCGAGCGGAAGACAAGGCGGCCGAGAGCCGCGCTGCCGTCCACCGCCGCATGGATGAGCTTGTTGGTCGGGTCGGCCATCTCGAGACGTCCACGGCCACGATCGTCGCCGACGTGGCGGAAATGAAGCCCGTCACCGACGACGTCAAACGGTGGAAGCTGATGGGCATCGGAGCACTCGGGGTCACCGGAATTGCGGCCATGGCGCTCGGGGTGAGCTTTGCCGAAGCGATACGGCGCATCGTGTTCGTCATCATAGGGAAGGTCTGAACAGGAGCCCGCCGCAGCGTGAAGGATCGGAACGAAAAAGGATGGCCTCCGACAAGCGGGGCCATCCTTGCACACGACCCCGACGGATCATCATCTGGATCGTTTGCGCGTGCACTAATATAATCGCAAAAGTGGAGAATTGTTCCCACAGTTCTTGCGGACGCGCGCTGCCCGACGGCCGACCGGCATCGACTGGGTGAAGATCACAAGAAATCCGCCATTTGCCGAAGCGCTTCCCGATCCTGAATGCCGCTTTGATAAAGGGATACCAGGCGAGCGGCCAGAGTTTCAGCCTCTTCGCTCTTCGCTTCCATTCGGCGCGAACGGATTAACTCATCAAATATGTCTTGGATGTCCTGAAGTTGATCGGGCCCTATGCCGCATTCGATCCCCTTGAACAAAAGCATCGCGCTACCTCCTTCATTGGGGCGAAAGCGCGAACGATCTTTCAGTCGATGGTGCCCTTGTGATGCCCAAAGATCGCCTATTATGCGCCTTCCTTGGTACCATGTATGTACTGTGTGCCGTGGATCACGCGAACGTTGAGACGCGTGAGCGAGCTAGCCGACAACGTCGACATTTTCGAGCTCAAGGAATAGGCCCGCCCGAGGCAGCGCCATGTGTGGATCGGAGCCGCAGCGGACCTGACACCAACGCCGTTACATTTACGATCATCCATAAGAAGCTTATGATATAACTCCAAACGGCGAGTAATGGAGGTCGCGGTGGATTGTTGGCGAATGGTGCGGCGCAATAAGCTGATTGGCCAGTGGGCGGCGCAAAAATTGGGGTTAGTCGGCGAAAGTGCCAGAACTTACTCGAATGATCTCGCAAGGGGCACGTTCGACATCGAACGCAACGATGTGTTGGCTATAATTCTCAGGGACTTCGATGCTGCGGGAGTGGTTCAATCAAAAGACCAAATTCGCAGCGTCATGACCCAATCATGGCTAAACGCCGGAAGCAAAACAGATGGAGCAGATGCCAGCGACGCCGCACTGGTACAGATTGCGCGCAAGCTCATGTGACGACGGAGCTTGGAGAGGACCGGCTCAGGAAAGTTCCGAGCGAAGGCGCGTTTCCCACTCGACGCCGAAAAATTCCGGATCATCGACGATGTAATCGAAGACATCTCCATACTCGAGGTCCAGCCTTTCATCGACCAGCATCCAGTGGGCGCCGTCGCGCAGCGCATCGACCTCCGCCATCACGTCGCGCACTTCTTCCTTGGTGGGGCGTGGGTTCTGCATCATCAACCTCGGCTCTCCTTTTGACCTTCGAGGCTCTTCTTGAGCGCTGTCATGATGTCGACCACGTTATCCTTCGTCGGCTCAATCTTGCGCTTGCCCTTGGGCTTCAGCGTCTTTTTCTTCTCGGCGATCAGTTCCAGCATGCGGTCCTGAATGGGGTCGGAGATCGGCTCCCATTTCTTGGTCTGCGCCTTGATCAGCTGCTTCATCAGGGGCGCCAGTCCACCCTCTGGTTTAGCCTTTATGTTGGAGAAAAACTCTTCCTCCGGCCTGACCTCGTCGCCATAGCGGAGCGTCCAAAGCACAATGCCGTCGCCGCGGGGCTCAAGCATCACCGCCCGCTCCCGCTGGCCGAAGACGAGGCGGGAAATCCCGACCACGTTCTCTGCTCGCATGGCGTCGCGGATGACAGCGAAGGCGTCTTCGCCGACCTTATCGTTCGGCACCAGGTAGTGCGGTTTATCCAGCCAGATCCATTCGATGGAATCGCGGGGCGTGAACATTTCAATTTCGATTGTCCGGACACTTTCGAGCGCAACCGCGTCCAGTTCTTCCTGCTCGAGCATGATGAAATCGCCTTCGGCGCGCTCGTAACCTTTGACCTGGTCGTCCGGGGCAACTTCCTTGCCGGTCACGTTGTCGACGAAGCGAGACGCGACCCGATTGCCGGTCGCGCGGTTCATGGTGTGAAATCGCACTTTCTCGGTATCGCTGGTGGCCGGCGACATTGCTACCGGGCAGGTGACTAGCGAAAGCTTCAGATAGCCCTTCCAGTATGGTTTGACGGCTGCCATGGCTCAGCCTGCCTTCTTGCGAGCAGCGGCGGGCCGTTGTGCCGGCGCGGCTCGTGCGGCCGCGGCAGCGGTGCGCGGCTTGGATGCCCGGGCCGACCCAAAGCCGGCGCTCATGCGCAGCGCTTCCATTAGGTTGGTTGAGGGTTCGATCTTCCGCTGCTTCTTCACCTTGACGGCCCGACCTTCCATCTTCGCCTTCACCACCTCGGCAAGGGCGGCGTCATAGCGGTCGTCGAACGTCTTCGGGTCGAACAAGGCCGTCTTGCTTTTGACGATATGCTTGGCGATGTCGAGCATCTCGCCTTCGATTTTGAGCTTCGGGATCTCGGCGAAGGCCTCTTTGGCAGAGCGGACCTGGTAATCGAAGTTGAGGGTCGTCGCGATCAGCCCGTCGCCGTGGGCGCGGATCAGCACCGTTCGAAGCCGGCGAAACAGCACGGCCTGGGCGAGGGCGCCAACCTTGGATTCCCGCATCGCATCACGGATCAGGGCGAAGGTCTCTTCGCCTAACCGATCGGGCAGGAGATAATAAGGTTTGTCGAAATAGAGGTCATCAATCTCGGTAAAGGGGACATAGGACTGGATGCGGAGCGTCTTGTCGCTTGGCGGAACCGCCGCGGCGAGCTCGTCCGGTTCAAACAGGACATAGCGGCCGTCGTCGACCTCATAGCCCTTTATCTGATCCTCGCGCTCAACGACCTTCCAAGTGTCGATATCGACGTACTCCCGCTTCACGCGATTGCCGGTTTTTCGGTTGAGGGTGTTGAAGCTCACGCGCTCTGAAGTTGACGCGGCGCTATACAGCGCCACCGGGCAACTGATCTCGGCAAACTTCAGAAAGCCCTTCCAAAGAGCACGTCCGGCCATATCGATTCTCCCGATGAACCCGGATTCAACGGAGGCAGATTACGTTTGTTCCAGCTAATACGCGAATCAATTGTGGCGTTTGATGGGCTGTCGATAGTAGGATGAACCTATCCACGAGTATTGCGTTAGAGGAGTCTGTTGCACCAAGCCGAGCGTAAGGAGGGCGGTGCTGTGAACACGAAGCTCCATATCGACGGATCGTTTCAGGCCATGCATCAAGCGCTGGAAGAGGCCAACCAGGCCTTTGAGAGTGGCGGCGCCGACCGGCATAGAGACGCGTTGCAACGCCTCGGTCGGGCCGTGATGAACTCCCTTGCCGAGATCATCGAGACCGACGGTGGCACGGATGGTTACCTCTACGATGCCGAAGGCATCGCCCAGGACATCGAGGCCTGTTACCAAAAGCTCGTCGAAGAAGAGGACGCGGCCGAGCCGCATGACGTGCCGCGGCAAGCCAGCCACGGGACGCTCAATTTTCGTCAGCAGGGGGTAGCGCGATGATCACTGGAACAGACCTGCTCAAAATTTCCCGCGCTCGGGTGAATATGGATCGATCGGACCTTGAGGCGGCCGGCGTCATTGACCCAGGGCAGGCGGGCGACAAGGCTTGGTCGAACTTCGGTAGGGATATGGACACTTTCATTCTGAAGTTGCCCGATTGGCGCCGAGCCGCCCTGGCTGCGGTGATTAGGTCGAAAGCAGGCGGCAGCGCTGAGTTTTCACACTAGAGCAAAACGGCTTCAGAATGTCAGCACGCGACGCGTTGCCCTGTCCGTTCCGCCCGCACCTCGCACGGCTTCTGAAACGCTCCCTGCCAAATCCCGAAGCCACTCACTTGCGCCGCGCGCTGTGCGCCAGCATATGCGCCTTTGCTGTACCGGGGCCAGTCCAAGGCGTGTCCGTTCTCCACAAGCCACCGGTTGACGTTGACGCCGTCGGCGCGGAAGCACACGCCGACAACCCGCCCATATCGGTCCCGGTCTACGAGCTCACAGCGGGTGGGTCTGGCTGCTGCCAGGAACCGGTCGAGGGCAAAGGCGGCTTCCCGTCCGCATCGGTACGTGTTGCCGTTTCTGTCAGCGCATAGCTGCCGGCTTTCGGGTGCGTCGACGCCATGTAGCCGAACCCGTACCTTCCCGATGTCGATTGTGTCGCCGTCCACTACTGAGGCGCGTCCGGCAAGCGGTTCTGCGGCGCTTACCGGAAGACCAGATAGGGACACTGCAAGAAGCGCGGCAAACCATTTTTTCAAAGCAGAAGAGCCTGCTGTGCGTCTGACGACGGCTTTTCCGCCACCTGAACGATCTCGAGCTTGTCGTCGGGTAGGGGACGCTGCAGGGCATGGGCTTCTGACCAGGGAGCTGTCAGCCACGTCTGTACCTCGTCCCTCGTCGTCAGGAGTACCGGCATCGCCTTTTGATGGATTGGTGCAACAATGCCGTTTGGCTCTGTCGTCAGGAATGCGAAGAGATCGATCGTTATCAGGCCTTCCTTGACCTTCCGAACACTGGCCCAGTCCTTCACCCAGATGCCGGCAAAGAACATCAGTGGCTCGTCCGCGGTGCTCGCGAACCAGGCGTTTGGCGTGCGGCCACCTTCGACTTTGCTCGCAGGGTCTGGCTCCGCGAAACGGGTCACGGGCACCACGCATCGGTTCTCCACTCCAAGCCAACGCTTCCAGTGCTTGCTTGACGTGTTGCGAACGTTCGTGGTCCCGCCATCGGGTTCCATCTTCAAGAGTTCGTCAAAGTCGACTTCCTTGCCTTTGGCGCGAAGCTTATCTGCGCGCTTCGTGGCTGCATCCAATTGCGCCTTGCTCGACGAAGGCATGCCCCAGCGGACAGCGGCCAATTCTCGTCGACCCTCGTTGTTTCGAACGATGGGAGCAAAGCGATCCGGATAGACGTCAATTGATGGCTCGAGGTTGCCCAACAGGTCGTTCGTGACGGAGACGAAATCTCTGATCGCCTGCTGGTTCGTCGTCAAATTGTAGAGATTGCACATCGTGGTTGCTCACCTTCAGTAGACGTCGTCTTTCCAGACTGGCTGCGAACGGTTTTGATATTCACCAGTTTCCGGATGCGGAGCTTTCCAGTGTCGGCGGGCCATGGCAACTCGAAAACTGCACGCAAGTAATCTTTGCGGTTGCATTTCTCGCACCGGAAATGCCGTGCGATTTCATCGATCGGCACGTCACCGCATAGCTGCAGCAGATCGTGACAGCGATAGCGGTGCGTGATGCGGCAGTACATACAGTCTATCTTGACGATCTGGCGCGTTCCCTCGGCCTTGGACAAGGTGTGCATGCGCTGAAGCCGCGTTAGGCCATTCTGTTCCGGCATAGCGTCAACCTGAAGCGTTTGCACTTCCGATGGCCGCGGCCGGCTCGTTGCACGGGCGCAGCCAGTGCGAGCTGCTCACGCAGATGCCGGCAGTCGGCAAGCAAGGTCCGAATGGTGGCCTCGGCGTCGCCGTCGTGCCAGGCCAGCGCTGCGGCGAAATCGTCGATGGTTTGATCTGCATTGTCGATTGGAGCGATTTGCTGGGCGGCGGGCATGGTTTCTCCTCGTCCGGGGTGCCTTCCCGGAGTTTTCGTTTGTTCGGTTTTAAGTTGGCGGCCGCATCGCCGGTGACTTCAGGACCTCTTGGCCGGTGGCCATTCGATCTTGTGCTCGAAACAGTACCAGTTAGGCGTTGCGCGTCCGTGGGCAAAGCCAAGGCTACCCCACTTCGTGCAACCGGGATGCTCGCACAAATGGACGTATGGGCCGCTTTCCGTTTTCTTGGTCGCGCCGACTTCGTCACTCATGCCGCAGGCCCTCTGGATGCTGTGTTCTACAAATGTTCTCATTGAGGCCAAGAGTCAACACCCAGGTTTAGCGGGAGGGTCAATGGTATTTAGGTGCGATCAGAACGACGCCGGCTCCGAGCTCAAACGTCTCTGTTTCCGCATTCATCGTCAGATAGTTGTTTTCCGCCAACTCGATCAAAGCCTCGGCCACCTCATCCCTTGACCAACCGGCCGCTTCAGCTTTTGCGGCCAGATGCTGGAACTCGGCCTCGAGGGCTTCCTGGCAATGAAGACTACGATCGGGATGGCATTTAGGATGCTTCGGTGAGGGGATCTTCGGCATGGCGCTTCCTCCTGCAAAGGAGGGTAGGGCGCGCGCGGCAACCGGCAAGATGACGCTAATTCAAGGCGCCTGTCTCGATCGTGACGCGTCGGTCCGTCCAGCCGCGTCGATAGGCTTCGTCGAGAACCTCCCGCCACATCTCATCGTCAGAACCTTCGGCCCAAGTCGCTTGGGCGCAAAGAAAGACTGCCACTAGGCAGACCTCACGCAGCTCGTTGTCGGCAAGGTCGGTGATTGAAGGAATTTCATCCAT